TAAAAAATATGGCTAACATAGCAAACATACTTGATAACATATTATCCGATAGTGGGGTAGATATATCAACATTAGTGCCAAGTTCAAGAACTTTAACTATTAATGGTACTACTTTTGATTTGAGTGCTAATCGTAGTTGGACTATTTCGAGTGGTAGTGGTACTGTAACTTCTGTTGCTGCTACTGTGCCAACAGGATTTGCTATTACGGGTTCTCCAATCACAAGTTCGGGAACTTTGGCAATTACTTTTGCAGCAGGATATTCATTGCCTACGGATGCAAAGCAAACTCAATGGGATACTGCTTATACAAATCGCATTACAAGTGCTTCTTCTCCTTTAAGTATTAGTGCTAATGTTATTTCAATTGCACAAGCAACAAATGCTGCTAACGGATATTTAAGTTCTACCGATTGGACTACATTCAATGCTAAACAAACTGCATTAAGTGGAACAGGTTTTGTTAAGATTAGTGGTACTACTATTAGCTATGACAATACAGTTTATACCCCCACTACTCGATTATTAACCATTAATGGTACTGCTTACGATTTAAGTGTTGATAGAAGTTGGACAATTACCCCAGGTTCTGGTATGCGTAATGTCCAAACATTTACCGCAACTTCGGCTCAAACAACATTTACCATTACGGGTGGATACACTACGGGATTAGTTGATGTGTATGTCAATGGAGCAAGATTAAGTACATCTGATTTCACGGCTACTAATGGAACAACTGTTGTATTAGGTGTAGGTGTTGTAGCAAATGATATTGTTGATATTATTAGCTATACTGCAAGTCTTTCAAGTGGAATCAATGGTAGTGGTACAACTAATTATGTACCTAAATTTACCTCATCAAATGTCTTAGGTAACTCATTGATTTTTGATAATGGGACTAATGTTGGTATTGGTAATGCTTCACCAAGTGCAAAGCTTCATGTTACGGGAACTATTTTAGCTTCAAGTACAATAACGGGTAGTTCATTAATAAAATCTGGGGGTACTTCTGCTCAAATATTAATGGCTGATGGCTCGGTAATCACCGCAGGAACTAACATTACTATTAGTGGTGGTGTTATTTCATCAAGTGGTGGAGGTAGTAGTGGTTCAGGAACAACAAATTATCACGCTAAATGGACAAGTACAAGTGCATTAGGAAACTCATTGATATTTGATAACGGAACATCAGTTGGTGTATTTAATGCAGCAAATGGGACTGGATATGCCTTAGAATTTAACAATAATGTAAGCCAACCAAGAATTGATATAGTTGATAATGGTGTTTATACTGTTCAATTAAAATCATTAGGTGGTGCTGTATATTTATCTAATAGTTCAGTAAACCCTATGATTTTTAGCACATCAGGGGTTGAAAGATTAAGAATTTTATCTACTGGTAATGTTGGCATCGGTATTGCAACTCCTGCTTTAATGCTTCATGTAAATGGGGATATTAGAACTAAAATGGTTCACTTTAATGCTAATAGCGAAAATCGGGGTCATCGTATTTACTCTCGCACAATGGATGTGAACTCTTATACTACTGCAACAAATATGAGATTTACAGTTGCAGCAGGGTATAATGTTCAGTTCCAATATGAAATAACTTATCATGCTTCAAGAACTACCTCAGGTAATTTAGCTGAAACTCGTTATTTAAGATATACGGGAGGAGTATGCTACGATACTTCAAGAAATCCAAATGAAAGATGGTGGACTTTTAGGGAAGCCGATGGTAATGGGATAGGAGATGTCGGAAGAAGTAACCAAACTGGCTATTTTGATATTTTAAATACGGCTTTTGATAGTGGTTGTAGATTAACTTGTGTTGTAGCTATTACTTGCAATAACTGGGATGTTGTAACTGTAACTTACCCATAATAATAAAATAAGATGTCAAAGAATACTGATTTATCGGAATTAATAAACTATGTGAAAGGTGCTTCTTCGGGGAAGCTAACCTTTCCATTTTACACTTCTACTACTTCGTTTACGGGTACAGTAGCAGGATACCTTGCATTTGATTCAAGTGGTAATATTCTTACTACTACTTCTCCTGCAACACAATGGACAACAAGTGGTGCTAATATTTACTACAATACGGGTAATGTTGGAATCAATAATGCTTCCCCAGCTTACAAGCTTGATGTTGTTGGTGATATAAACATTACGGGTGCTTTTCGTATCAATGGAACTTCTATTGGTACAGGTGGAGGTGGTGGTGTATCGGGTAGTGGTACAACCAACTACCTAACAAAGTGGAGTGGTGCTACTTCTTTGACTAATAGTCTTGCATTTGATGATGGCTCTAACTTTGTTATTGGGGGTACAACGAGTTTATATAAACTTACAGTACAACCTGCTTCTAATATTAACTTTGGTGTTGGTAAGGCTACATTAAACTCAACTGATGATTCAATATTTATAAACTCGGTTAATAATACTTATGGGTCAATTCCATTGTTATTTAACTCTGCACACATTGGGTTTTACATTGGATTTAGTGAGGCTTTGAGAATTACCTCATCCAAGATTGTAATGATTGGCACAAGTGGTGGTATTAGTGGTGGAGGTTTGTTACAAGTTAATGGTGATGTTAATATTAGTGGTTCATTTAAAGTAAATGGAACAATCATTGGTGGTGGGGGTGGTTCAGGTAATATTAATGGTAGTGGAAGTATAAATAGGGTTGCTGTATTTACAGATGCAACAGTTATTGGTAATTCAAATATTAATACATCAATAGGATTAGATGGAAATGCTTACACAAGTATATATCTTAACCTATCAAGTTCTAATGCAGGTTCAATAAGCTTTAAAGCAGGCACATCAACGGCAGATATGATAATTGAATCATATTCTAGTGTTATTAATAATTATGGCTCTTTAACTTTGAAGTCAAGTCGTGTATATGTTAGCAATAAACTTAATGTTGGCGATTTAACCACATCTAATTTAATTGTAGGAGATTTATATGTTGATGCAAATGGATTTGTTAAAAGGTCATCAAGTGCAACATAATTCATAAATATTATTATATTTGTTCATTCAAAAACATAAACATCAAAATAAAATGAAAACCAACGCACAATTAATGACACTTGTTCAGTATTTAAACGCAAGTGTTGGAGAAGGTAAAACAAAGGGTCAAAAGAAATTAATCAAAATTGGAGAAAGAATCCAAGGATTACTTGATGACTTTAATGACAAGAAAGAGGAGTTAAGACTTGACAATGCCTCGGTTGATAAAGATGGAAACTTAATCCTTAACGAAAAAGGTGAGTATTCTTTCGGTAAAGAAGGTGTTAAAAAATTAAACCAACAATTAAAAGAGTTATTGTTAAGTGAAATTGACTTTACTCCTATTGCGGTTATTAATCCCGAAGGATTAGATATCTATCCTTTCTTAGAAGGTTGGGTAAGTGGAGTTAAATTTAATAAAGTAGAAGAAGAAATAGAACTATAATAGATATGGCAGTAGAATTTAAGTGGATTATTGTACAATTAGACACTAAGCCTAAAGAGGATGGCTTACAAGATGTTGTATCCGTTGTTCATTGGAGAAGAAATGCAACAGAGGAAAGCTATATTGCTGAATCTTATGGCACTATGGGTTGTGAAACTCCAAGTTCTACTGATTTTACTGCCTATCCTGATTTGACACAAAAGCAAGTAGAATCTTGGTTAGATTCTGGTCTTGATGTTAAAGCTATTGATAGCAATTTAATGTCCGACATTGAAACTCAGAAGAATCCTCCTATTGTTGTACTTCCATTACCTTGGATAACTCCTGAATCATAATGAACTTTGACGAAATAATAATCCCATCTATTACAGGTGCTTTTGGTGCTTTCATCTCATGGCTTGTTGGTCGTAAGAAAGAAAATGTTGAGGTTCAAGGAAGTGAGATTACTAATACACAAGAGGCTATAAAAATCTGGAGAGAAATGGCACAAGAGATGTCTGATAAGGTAAAGGAATTAAGTGATAAAGTGGATGCTCTAACACAAGAGGTTCACTCGCTTAGAACCGAAAACTCCGATTTAAAACACAAATTAGGACTTGATGAAAATCACAAAAGTAAGCCAACAAGGGTTAAATCTAATTAAAAAATACGAAGGCTTTAAATCTAAGCCATATTTGTGCCCTTCTTCCGTGCCTACGATTGGTTTCGGAAGCACCTACTACGAGGATGGGCATAAAGTCAAACTTACCGACCCACCAATTACCGAAGAAGAAGCCACAACATTGTTGATGGCTCTTTTGGTTTCATTTGAGAAAGCAGTTGATTCTTATTGTAGAGATGACATTAGTCAAGGCAACTTTGATGCTTTGGTTTCATTTGCCTACAATTGTGGAACTTCTGCCTTAAAAAGTTCAACACTTCTTAGATTAGTTAATGCTAATCCATCTAATCCTAAGATAGCTGATGAATTTAGAAAGTGGAATCGTGGTGGGGGTAGAGTTATTGCGGGATTAGTTAAACGCAGAGAAGAAGAAGCTAAAGTCTATTTCTCATAAATCCCAAACCAATGAAACGATTAATTATTCTATTCACCGCATTTGCGGTAATTATTTCCTCTTGTAAGCCAACTAAGCAGCTTACACAAATAAAGGAAACCATTAAAGTTGATACTTTTACTCGTAATGTAGATAGATACATCTACAAGTCGGTACATGACACTCTAACAATCGAAAATCCGTGTGATTCTTTGCGTTTAAAGGACTTTTATTACAAATCTAACCTACCACAAGGGAAGGTAATTATTCGTTCCTTAAAAGGCAATATTCAGTCTA